GAGGACGCGATATCTCGAGGAGCTGCTCGTCCTCGACGGCGAGCTCGAGCGGACTTTTAAAGCCTACCGCGGCAAACTGCGCGAGCTCCTGATCGACGCCGGGAAGCGCGGCCTGCTAGTGCTGGCCGCGACCACAGCGATCTCGCCGTTTGGCGCCATCTTTCCGACTCGCTTTGTAAACGGCTACATCTCGCCGGCGAGCGCATTCTCCGGTTACACGCATCCGGAGAATGCGCTAGACACGAACGAGGAGACCTTTGCCGCCGCGCAAGACGAAGACGCCGCGGTGGTGTACCGTTTCGCGCCGCAGCCGACCGCCGGCCTGGCGCGGATAAACGTGCTCTCGGAGTGTTCCGGAAACTGTGCGATCTCCTATTCGCTCGACTCTGGCCGGACCTGGCGTCAGTTGTATCACGGCCCGCGGCCGAAAGCATGGGACACGGTCGCGCTTCCTACTGGCCAGGACCTCGGTACTGTCGAAGTGAAGGCCGAGACGTGGGACTTCTCCCAGTCTTTCGATGTGCACAAGGTTTTTCAAGTACGCGCCGCGGCCGGTTTTCCGCGGCTCGTCGCCAAGTAAAAAGTAGGACAACAACATGCGCGGTGTATTTGAACGGCCCGCCGGCTCCGGCGTATGGTGGATTAACTTCCACTGCTCGAGCTGCCCCCTACATCCGGCCGGCGGCCGACATCGCGAGAGAGTTGGCCGCCGCGCCGCCGCCGAGGAAGCGTATTTACAACGCCGCCTCGAGATCCGCGAAGGAAAATTTTCCCCTCCGAAGGCCTCCGGACTGACGTTCCGCCAGGCCGCCGACGAAACGATCGCCAACAAACGAACGCGAAACCGCGCGAGCTCCTGCCGGGTCGACGTGTATCTCGCCGGCCGGATCGGCCAGGACCTCGGCGACGTGCGCCTGGCGGCGCTCACGGCCGGCGCGATCGAGGACTATTTGCAGAAGCAGCGCGAGGCCGGACTTACGGGCTCGACGGTCAATCGTTACCGGAGCTTCATCTCGAGCGTCTTCGCCTATTGCATCCGCCAGGGAAAGCTCGCCGTGAATCCCTGCGCGCAAGTCCCGCGCGGCCGTGAAAATCCCTTCCGCGACCGCTTTCTCTCCGAGCTCGAGGAGTCGGCTCTCCGCAAAGCGATCCGGGAATTCTTTCCCGAGCATCTGGCCGAGGTCGACCTGGCGCTCTATACCGGCATCCGCCGCGGCGAACAGTTTTTGCTGCGCCGCGAAGACGTCGACCTCGAGCGCGGCATTCTAAAGATCCCCGACGAGGAAGGCCGGAAAACCGGCCGGCGCGCGGTCCCGCTCAATGCCGCGGCGCGCCAGGCGCTCGAGGCGATCCTGGCCGGCGCCGCCGGCGACTATCTTTTCGCGAAGCACGAAGGACAACGCGACTGGCGGCGATGGTTTGAATTCTGCGTAAAGGCCGCCGCTATCCAAAACTTTACCTGGCACGACTTACGGCACACGTTTGCGAGCCGGTTAGTGATGGCCGGCGTCGACCTGCGGACCGTGCAGGAGCTCCTCGGACACAAAACCTATCAGATGACTTTGCGCTATGCTCATCTGGCGCCGAGCCACACGGCCGCCGCGGTCGAAAAACTTTGTAAGCCGGCGAAGCTCGAGATCGTCCGGAAGAAACGAGGCGCGTGATGCGAATGTTTGCGAGCTTTAGAATCCCGAAGACGTCGATCCGCGTCGGCGGCCTGCTCGGACCTGGCCGGCGCTCGCCGGCGGCGGCCTGGTTTTGGATCTGTTTTTTCGGGACGCTCTATGCGATTTGGTGGTGGGCAAGTCGTGGCACGAGCGGGCACTAAACGGGCACCAAAAGGCCGGAAGGCTCGAGCGAAGGCTGTAAGTCGTTGATTCTAAACCGTGCGGGAGTGGCGGAACTGGCAGACGCGCAAGACTTAGGATCTTTTCCTGCCCCACTGCGGTGCAATGCGGTCGCCTGCGGCACCCTGTAAACTACACAAAATAAAGACTCGCTACGTCGATCTGCGCTGCGGCGCGCTGCGGCAAGCTGCGGCCGACGGGCACCAAACGGGCACCAAAGATAACCGCGCCGGCATCGTAACCGCGACGTAACTTTTTGACCTTCCACAAAACACACACAAGCGCGCGACTTTTGATCTTGCGCGCCGCTGCAAATTGTCTTACAAAAACAGACGGTAGAGGAAAACGGGAGAGTGCGGCCGTCGGTTAACTCCTTTTCCGGCGGCCGCGCTCAAAAAGGGGGAGCTCGCTTGCTACACGGCATCGAGAACGAATGGAGCGCCGACGGCGCGCTAAAGCTCTGGCGCTTAACGCTCGATCTCGCCTATCGCGACGCGGTCGCGGATCTCGGCGACGCGCGGCGTTACCTCACGGCCTGCACTACGGAGCAAGAGAAAGCCTTGCGCTACGTCTGCGGGATGGCTGGCGTCGACGCCGATCGCGTCATCCGTTGCGCGCGAAACCGCTACGGCAGCAATCCCGCGAGCGGCGTACACGTCTCGCTATTCCCTGGCACCCTGCGGCCAGGTTGCGGCCGGCGCCGCCGCGGTCCGCACGGCCCGGGACCTCTCGCGCGCGCGATGGCGGCGACGGCGTGAAGAAACTTCTACTCTTGCCGCTGCTCCTCTGGTATCGCATCGCGCGGGAGTCGCTCGAGTTTATTGCGGAATGGCTCCGCTAGTGGCAAAGATCCGCGGGATCTTCGAGCATCCGAAACGCTCCGGCCGATGGTTTGCGCTCTATCAGGACGCGGAAGGAAAACAACGCCGCCGGCTCGGAGGCACGAAGCAGCAAGCCGAGGCGCTATACAATTCGCTCCGCGGCAAGCCGCATATCGGCCGGCGCCGCGTGGTCCTGACCTTCCGCGAGCTCGGCCTCGAGATGCTCGCGAGCTCACAGCATCGCAATCGACAAAGCACACACAAGGCGGATCTACAGCGATTCGAGCGACTCTGCTCGATCTGCGGCCAGGATCGCGCGAGCTCCTTCACCTTTGCCCGCGTGCAGAGAATCCTCGACGAGCTGCGCGCCGGCGGCCTGGCCGGCTCGACCGCCAATCGTTATCGCTCGTTACTGTCGACGATTTTCAATTACGGCGTAAAGGCCGAGCGCGTCGCCGCGAATCCGGTGCGCGAGGTCGCGCGCTATAAAGAGGCCTCGAGCCGCGTGCGATGGTTGCTCGAGGACGAAGAGACGGCGATCCGCGCGGCGATCGAGCCCAATCGGCCGGACTTACAAGCCGAGATGACCCTAGCTCTAAATACCGGCCTGCGGCAGAGCGAGCTTTATAACGTGCGCTGGAAAAACGTACACGGCGATTTTCTGTACTGCCACGGCAAGAGCGGAAACGAGCAGGAGCGCGTAACGGTGAACGCCGCGGCGCGCGAAGCTCTCGCGGTGCTTCGCCGGCATTCCGGCGACGGCGTCGGCATCGTCAAAGGCTCGACTTGCGACTCTAACAAGCGTGACGGCCGGCGATGGTTTGCGACTGCCGTCAAAAGAGCCGGCGTCGAAAATTTTAGATACCACGACTTGCGGCATACCTATGCGAGCCGGCTCGCGATGAAAGACACGGCGCTTCTCGTGATTAAAGATCTTATGCGGCATAGCTCGGTGAAGTTGACCGAGCGTTACGCTCACCTAATGCCAGGACACGCCGCGCGCGCCGCCGAAAAGATCGGAGGCAAAAAGTGATGTCGCCGGAGCTCGCCGAGAACATGGCCGAGGCAGCAAAGAAGCGACTAAGCGTCGCCTCGATGCTACGCCGCGCGCATCTCATCACGGCCGTCGAATATGCGGACGTCGTCGACGCGATGCGCGCCGAGCTCGGTCTCGGCCCGCTTCCCGAGGAAGATCGCAAAAGAATCGAGAGCGAGGTCCCGTTTGTATGAGCGGCGAGCGGCAGGTGAGAGCGGCGCCGATCGGCGATCATTGCGTCGTGTATAAAGCGAAGGCCTCCGGTTGGGAGTGGGTTTGCTCGTGCGGCGAGACCTGGCGCGCGCCGGCCGATGCGCCGAAGGATGCCGACGAGCAGGCCGCGCTCGCGATCCGCTCCTCGATCGAGCATATAAACGAGAAAGGCGGCGCCTTCTGGCCCTCAAAGTCCTAATAGCGATCGTGAGCTGCCGGGCTTACAAGGCGCGCCGCCAGGCGCAGCGCGAGACGTGGATCGCCGACGCCGAGCTCGCCTTCCCTGGCCCGCGGCCGTTCGTGATCCAATCGTTTACCGGATCGCCCGAGAATCCTTTCGCCGAGCTCGACGCCGACGCGATCCCGCTGCCCTGCCCCGATGACTATTGGGCAGGCCCTTGCAAAGTGCAGCGGATCGCGTATCTCGCGCTCGCCGGCGATTACGACTTTGTTTTTAAATGCGATGACGACACGTATATACACGTCCCGCGCCTGCTCGCGAGCGGATTCGAGAAGCACGATTATGTCGGTTGGACGCTCGAGCGCGAATACTACGCGCAAGGCGGCGCCGGCTACTGGTTATCGAAGCGCGCGCTCGAGGCGATCGTGAAGCACGGCGTCAAGCACTACGAAGAGGACGCCGGCGTCGGCCTGGCGCTCGCAAAAGAGCAGATCTTTCCGGTTCACGATAGCCGGTATCAGCCCGGTATGGGACCTAACGAGGCCCTGGCGCCGGCCAAAGATAATTCCATCATTACCCTGCACAACTGCCGGCCAGAGCACGCGCTCCCGCCGAGCTCGCGGCCGAACGTCTATCACGCCGGCAGTTTCCGCCGGACCATGCAGGCCGCTCAGGAGGCCTTTTGGAGATGACCCACAAAGAGGCCGCGGGTAGGGGCCTTCTTTTCTGCAAAAGTTTTTCCGCGCGGACCGACCTCTGTAGCCGTGTACTGCACGTACAGGCTGATTGTGTTCGTACTCCGGTGACGGTCGCGTGAAGCCCTATTTTGAGGAAGATGGGATCACGATATACCACGGGGATTGCAGGGATGTGCTGCCGACGCTTGAGCGAGTGGATTTGGTGCTGACAGACCCGCCCTATGGCATTGGGATTGAATATGGGACGTTTTTAGACACTGCTGGCAATGTGGAGTCATTAATAGCCGAAGTGCTTCCCATATGCCGCCATAAGTCCAAGAGGGTGCTCTTGACGTGTGGCACACGTCAAGTTTCGCTGTATCCACAACCAGACTGGATATTGTGCTGGCTCAACCGTGCTGGATCTTATTGCAATCCGTGGGGTTTTACGTGCTGGCAGCCGATTCTGGCATATGGAGCGGACCCATACCTTGAGAATCGCATGGGCTTGAGGCCGGACGTAATTGAGCATAGCGAATCTGCCGAGGTGAATGGCCATCCATGTCCCAAGCCACTTGGTTTCTGGAAGCGATTACTCTGTCGCGGCTCGGTTTTAGATGCCGATGTAGTGCTAGACCCAATGATGGGCAGCGGCACAACGCTACGGGCAGCTAAAGACCTCGGGCGCCTAGCCATAGGCATAGAGCTGGAAGAAAAGTACTGCGAGATAGCGGCCAAACGCCTATCCCAGAAGGTCCTACAGTTCGCATGAGATACGACGCCGACCCGATATGGGACGAATGGGTAGAGTGGCTGTTCGAGTGGCTATTCGGAACTGGCGATGGGGATTAGAGACGTACCAGACGAGCGGCTAAAGATGCTACTGGCCTATTCTTTCGGATTCTCGACACTGCTTGTTTACTTCATTCTGGCAATGGTTATAGCGATCGGCCATATAGAAGAGAAGACGAGCTACGGCCTCCCGATCGTATTGGGTGCACTAGGTCCGCTCGGCGGGGCGTTTGTAGGGTGGGCATTCGGAGTATCGCGGGGCTCTTGAGTGTGCGACTTAATCCTAACCGTACCGGAAGACGAACAGCGGGTACCACTATGCGTTGTCTTCTATGACCCTATTTCAGAGGAGCTAGGTCCGCAGGCGCCTCGTCGGAGCCCTCGAGCCGGACGCCGGCCGCGCGGAGCCAGGCCTCGAGGCGCTCGAGCACGCGATCGGCGTCCTCGAGACGCTCGCCGCCTTCGGGATCGTGCTCTATCCGCCGGCGAGAAAGGCGGCCCGATGAGAGATCCCCGCGTCGATCCCCGTGTCGGCGACGTCTTTCGCTGGCGCTCGATGCGCCGCGAAGTGACCGCGCTTTTCCGCGATAAGCACGGCCAGGACTGCGTCGGCTGTCTCGATGGCGGATACATTCATCCGGCGCGCTCGACGAGGCCGACGCTCGAGCAATTCCGCAAATGGGCAAGGCGCGCTTACGTCGAGCACACGAGCCCCGAGCCGGCGAGGTCGTTTTGATCGGCCGCCGCGAGATGCTCGAGCGCCTTACCCTGTCGGCGCTCCGGCTCCGGAATGTCGTCGCGATCGGCGGCCTCTCGATCTGCTCGACGAGGCAGCTCCGGCAGACGGCCGAGGACCTCGAAACGCTCGCGGCCGAGCTCGAGAAAGAGGGGATTCTGATCGGCTCCTCGACGAGCGCCAGGGACGCCGCGGAGGCCGCCGAGCGCCGGCGCCAGGAGCCCCGGAGCGGGGCGATCGAGGTCGACTCTCGCTTAACCGGCCAGGCGTATGCGGATCTCGTCAGAGACGCCCTGCGCTGGCGATCGCGCTCGTGTCAGTAACGCAGGACATCCTGTCCTGCGCTGCGGTTTGCGCGGCCGGAAGTCTATGAAGGCCAAGGCAGTTGCGGAGGCGCCAAAAGCGCGAAACGGTCGAAAGCATAACTTAGAGCATACTTTTGAGGCCTCAAACGAGGTCGGAAAACAGGGAAAATGAGCACAAACGAGCTGGAAAAAGCAGGACAAGGCCTCGACATCTTCCGGGATGGCGTTCCGATCGGCGAGCTCCTCGAGGTCGGGTTCGACGAGCGCGGCCTGCTCCACGTGAAAATCCGGCCGCCCTTCACGGTGCCGGCGGCCGGTAACGGCATCTGGACGATCGGCAGCGGCCCGGCGGCCGGCGCGCCATATATCGGCGCGGTCGAGAGGTTTCGCAAAGACGATACGGAGCTCGAGTTGTGGATTCGCCGGACTTGGGAGTGGGACTAGCTAGGGAGGCGAGACGTGTCGACCGCGTCGTCGTGATGACTGAACGGGTTGCAATAGTGCAGGATGTGATTGCGCGCATCTTCGCCGCTATGGAATTTTTTCGCGTCTTTGTACTGCGTCGTGTAGCCGCTCGCGTGGTTCGTGCGCTCGTCGGCCACAAAGAACGGCGTCCCGGATAGTCGGATGACCCACACGACGGCCACTGTAAGCGCCTCGTCTTACCTATGCAAGCCGATCGGCTGCGGAAAAGCTGTGCGTTTGTGGAAAGTCTGTCATTGGAGTGTCGGCTCCTGCATCTGCCAGGTCTCCGGATTGCCTCCCAGAGTCGGCATGGGATCTTTCGGCGCCGCGTGAATAAAGTCGCGAGCCATCTGCTTCCGCGGGATCTGTCGCGGCATATGCCGGCGATCGTTCCACCAGAGCAGGAAGGCGGCGATTAGGATCGTAAGCAGGACTGCACACGAATAGGCGGCCTTTTGTCCCACAAATGACCTCGATGATGCCGGAATAGGCCGGGATTCTCACGCCGGCCGGCGCTGGCAGGCCTCGAGCGCGGCCCTGGCCCCTTACCCTTGCCGCGGTCGAGATCGCCTCTCCTAGCGGCCCTAATCGCCAAGTTTTGCCGGCGAATCCTCCCGGAGCAGGTCCCGTAGGTCGTTATAGGCGCGCTCGAGCTTCCGTTGCGCCTCGTTCATGCGGATCCCTTCCTTCATTCCGCGGTTTATATCGTCGGCGAGCCGGACGCGCTCCTCGGCCAGGACGGCCAGGGTGTCGTGCACGACGCGGCGTTGTTTTTCGTCAAGAGCCATGCGAGCCCCGATTCGAGTCTAGGAGTTTCGTCGCGATCCGCCAGCGTTCCTCGCGATCCGGCGTCTCGATGAGCATCACGAAGGCCGCGGCGATCCATCGCTGCTCCTCGAGCTTGCGCTCGTCGCGGATCTTGCGGCCGATGCCGTTTAGGTCGCGCCGGACCTGTTTCAGCGAGAACCATCCGACGCCGGCCAGGAAGGCGAGCTCGAGGAGTCGCCAAGTCCCGGAATCTATTCCGTCAGTAAGCAAGTGAACTCCGCGAGCAACTCGTGAATGCGCTTGTCGTTCAGCGCATAGCGCCTGGCCTCGTCGATCCGGATCGCGAGCAGCTCGATCCGGACCTGTCGCTCGAGCGCCTCTTTAAAGTCGGCATAGTCGGCCACTCTGCCGAAAGGTTTAGCGTCGAGCTGGCGCATCATCTCGTCCCGAACTACCGCCGCGAGCCGGCCTTGCGGCGTCGGCTCCTCGCGAGCGCGGATGTTCATAGAGGCCCCCGAGCTGGTAAGGTCACGCTTACTTGGGAAGATTCGCCACGAGCGCATCGAGCTCGCCGACGACGAGGTCGACGGCGCTCGTGATCTGCGCCGCCTTCGCGGAGTTTTTGACCTCGGCGAGCGTCAAGAGCCCGACGAGGTTTTCCTTAACCGAGTTTGCCGCGGTCGCCACGGTCACGCCGGCCGGCGATCCCGGCGCGACGGTGCCGTCTTGCACGAGCGCGGCGATCGTCGCGAGCCCGCCCTCGACCTGGCCGATGACGCCGGCGACGGCCTGCTCGGCCGCGGTGCCGGCCGAGAGCCCGACGAGCGACTCGACGAGCGGCGCGACATAGCTGATCGTCGCGAGCGCCTGCTTCTCAAAGGTCGGATTCGTGAAAAACTTCTTTAGCGCGCTGCCGACTTTCTCGAAAAACGAGAGTACTTTGTTACTCATTTGCGGAGCTCCTTCTCATAGTGAATAGACTGCAAAAGTTTGGCGTCGCTCGAGAGCGCCGCCGGGACGGCCGTGTAAACGACTTTGTCGGCGTCCTGATTGCGAAGGATGGTATAAACGCTCGCCGCCATCGCGACGAGGATCGGCGAAAGAATCCCGACGAAGCGCCGGCCCTCGAGTGCCTTCCCGGCCGAATAGAGAAAGGTCACGTACTGCGAATAAGCGATCGAGGTCGAGAGCGAGACGAGAGCGCGGCGCTGCCCGTCATCCTTCGCGGCCTCGATCCATGCGATCGGATTCGGAAACTCGAGCAGGCCCATTTACTTTCCGTTTGCCCAATGCAGCAGAGCGCCCCACACGAAGCCGCCGCCGGCCGCATAGGCGGCGTGCGTCGCGAGGTAGCCTTGCACGCTCGGACTCAGGAAGACGATCACGATCGCGGCGCCGTGAACGAAGTAGCCCTTCTTGCTCCAAAACCATGCACCCATTTTGTTTTCTCCTATGTTTTCTCGAGCTCGAGAACCTTGCGCGGCCGGTCCCAGGGGATCCGCCGGCGGATGACGTGCGCTTTATTCCTTCCGCCGGTCGGCGGCGCCGCGGCGTTCGCGGCCGGCCGGATCCCGACGAGGACCTCGGCGTAAGCATCTCCTGACGTGCATCCCGTACAGATGACGTTTACCGAGTAGCCGGTCACACTCGAGGCCGCCTCGTATCCCGTCCCGACGTTCGTGGAGTTAACCGAGGTAAACGGCGACTGAAAAGCCGCGGTATTGCCTGCTTGGCGATACACGCCGGCGACGCCGATCAAGAGCTCATTCGGGACGAGCGTCGTCAGCGTGCCGGATCCGATCGTCTGCGGATTCGACGAGAGCACGAGGCCTTTCACTACCGTATTGCTATAGTCGGCGACCGCGCCGGAAAGCTCGTAAAGGTTGTAGGCGTTCTCGTTTGCGGTGGCGCAAGAAACGGTGTTCGCTCCGCTCGACGGAGCATAGCCGGCCGAGATCGCGACGGTTTGGCTGTTGTTCGAGTTGCCGTTGCTGTTAAATCCGATGATCTGATAAGCCGTCCCGACGGTGTCAGTACAGGCCGTCGTCAAGCTCTGGAACGTCGAGCCGATGCCGTGCGCGACGACGAGCAGGTTTCCCGCCGTGACATTGCTCGAGAAGGCCTGGTTATTGCCGCGCGACTGTACGATGGTGATCGAGAGCGGACTCGCGCCGACCTTGAGCGTTACGGCCTCCGTCGTCGTGGTCGTTCCGTCCGTGACCTGAAAGGTGATCGAGTTACTCGTCGAGACGCTCGGCGTCCCGGTGATCTCGCCGGTCGATGTATTCAGCGACAGGCCGGTTTGCAAAGTGCCCGCAGTGATCGACCACGTGCGGCTCGCGACGCCGCCGACGGCGAGCATCTTATAGTAGTAAGCCGTCGAGAGCGCGGCATCCGGGAGCGTCGTCGGCGAAACGATAAGCAGCGAGCCCGCCGGCTTGAGCGCGATCGTCGAGGTCATTCCCGAGGCGCCGCTCGTCGTGAAGTGAATCGTCGTCGCGGTCAGCGCCGTGTTTATCTTAAATCCGCCGGATCCGGTGTCGTCGAACTCGCCCCATCCGGTGAGCTGCGAATCGTCGGAAGGCCCGACGCCGGTATTCGACGAGCCGGCGAGGTAGCCGAACACGAAATCGTTATAGTAATTCGGCGTGATGCTCGGTGAAGTTTTCCCGCCGCCGCCGGACCATGTCGCCGTCGCGGTCACGTCGGCCGCCGAGACGTCCCAATAGGGAGGCAGCTCGAGGCAGGTCGTGTTTTGCCAGCTCGCGACGCCGCCGACGGTGATCGTCTCGGCGCCACTCGAGCCGAGCGTGCCGGCATAGGCGACTAATCCGATGTTGGATCCGCCGTTGCTATTCCATAGCAGACGGTTCCACGAGACCGAGCGCGTGTCGGAGATCGTCGGCGTCGACGCCGTCGCAAAGAAAGCGACCTCGACGAGGATGATATTTCCGCTCTTGACGTTCGATTGAAAGACACAAGGACTCGAGCCGCTCGAATTGTTGAACGCGCTCTGCACGACGGGATAAAACGGAAAAATGTCGCCATAGGTCTGGTTCTGCGCAAGCGCCGCGGCCGGCGCCAGGAGCAGGACGAGTGCCGCGAGCTTTACTCGTGACACGAGATGACTCCGTTGACATACTGCGCGGTCGAGACCGCGGTGATGTTCATCGCCATGATGTCGTTCGCGTTTACCGTGGTGGTCGTGAAGTCCGAGAGCGTCGTCGAGTGGATCGCGGTCCCGGTCGAGATCTGCACGCCGGACGTATTGATCGAGTCGCTCGAGGTCGGGATCGCGGTCCCGGTCGCTTTTTTCCAGAATTTGACGGTGATGGTGCCGGCGTCGATCTCGAGGTTGTAGGCGTCGATCGTGCATCCGAACGGGATCGTCAGGTAATCCGTCGAGGCGATCGAGGTCGCCGCGGCCAGGCCGGCAGAGTTGTAGATCGTGAACGAGAGGCCGTGTTTCGTGCCGCCGGCGCCGGCGATCGTCGTCGCGCAAGAGCCGGCGCTCGAGGTAACGTCTCCGGTAAGCGCCGGCATATTGGCGCAAGGTAAAGTGTTTTTGACTTCCGTCGCCAGGTTGACCTTGTTTGAGCCGCCGCCTGGCGTTGCGCCGGTGCCGGTGAGGTCGGCCGAGCCGATGACGGCGCCCGAGCTCCCGAGGATATTGAGCCGCGCCGATCGCGCGCCGGCGGCCGCTGGCGAAAAGGTGATCTGAATCGTACAGCTCGAGGTCGGTGTGAGCGTGTCCGCGGTCGTGCAAGGCGTTCCGCCGCCGCCGGAGCGAACGAAGTCGCCGAAGTTTGTTCCGGTGATCGAGTAATAAGCCGAGCTCCCGGTCGTAACGCTACTGCCCGAGTTATTGGTGACGGTGACGGTCGTCGCCGCGCTCGTGGTCCCGGTGTTTTGACTTCCGAATGCGACCGTCGGTCCTGGCGAGAGCGTAATCCCGGAGTTGAGCGGATGCGGATAGACGTAAGGCGTATAGACGTAAGAGACAGGACATCCGGCGGAAACATCCGCGGCCGACTCGCAGCGCGTCAGCGTCGCCGGCTGTGAGGCGCTCGTGTAATAGTCGCGATTGACTTGGACCCATCCGGTGCCCTCGAGATCCTGAAAAGGCATGTTGGCGCCGGTAGCGGTGTTTTTGTTATTCCAGAAATAAGCCGGACTGGCGTGTGTCGTGCCGCCGATGCCGCGGCCGACCTGCTGCGGAACGGGATAGCCGCCGGAGTAAGAGGCCTGGCAGTCGCTCGTCGCGTCGATCGCGCCGGCGCCCTGGCCGGCGGCGTTGTCGTCGGTATTGTCGAAGACGATGCCCGATCCGCCGCGGACGATGATCCAAGCGAAAGAATTGGGACTCGTGCCGGAAGTGTGAAAGTCGTTGTCGTACTCTTCCCACCATCGCCCGTTAACGTAGGCCGGCGGATTGTTGCAGGTGTGCGTCGGATCGGAGTAGGGACCGCCGTGCACGTCGAAGGCGCCCATGTAAACGTGATTGTGTCGAAGCACGACACGCGCGCCGTAAAAGTTTTCGATGAACGAGACGGAAGTGTTCCCGCCTGGCGTGTAGTAAAAAGAATTGTCCTCGATGAAGAGAGCGCGCGAATCGCCAGGCAGGACGTCCTCGGCCCATGCCGTAGTGTTTCCGTAGCCCTCGCTGAGATTGTGTATCAGCTCCGAGCCGTTCTGATCGGTCGTCCAAGTCGTATGGTCAATTAGCCCAGGCCCGTTTCCGTTTATCCCGAGGATGGTCCCGGCGCCGCCGCCGCCGCCGACATAGTTAAGCGTGACGTCGTGGATCCGGAAAGTTTTTGTGATCGGCGAGAACGCGGTGTCGACCTCTATCGGATAGCTGCCGTTCGTGAAGGCGCCCTGAAAAGTAAATCCCGTCATCTGGAAAGTTGCGCCGGTGCCCGCGGTGATCGCAAGGACGCCGTTATAGCCGGGATCCGTTCCGGTCGCGGTCCAGTTGATCGTCGTCGAGCCGGCGCCGGCGCCCTGTAGCGTGATCCCGGTCGTGATGACGACGGCGTGGTGGCCCGTCCACGAGCACGTTCCCGACGGGACGATGACGATGTCGCCATCCGAGGTCAGGTTGACTTTTGTCTGCACGTCGGTCGAGGAGCAGCTCGCCGCGGTGTACGTCGTCTGCGCTCGAGCCGCGGAGGCCGCGAGGAGACACACCAGTACGAAAAGGATCTTTCTCATAGTTTCCCCCTAGAACAGATAAGAGCCGGCGACGTGAACGTCGCCGGTCGCTGGAATGCTTCCCGACTGGTAGGTGATCGTCGCGCCCGAGATCGTGAAGTCGATCGGATTCATCATCTTTCGGCCGTTCTTAAAGAGCTGTAGGCTCGCCGGCGGATTCGGAGCGTTAGGCAGAGTAAAGGTCGGGTTGCTGCCGTTGACCGTGCCGGTCGGGGTGATGTCGTAGGCAAAGTTGCCGCCGATCGTGCCGCTACTCGTGCCCGTTCCGCCGCCGCCGCTCCCGCCGATCGAGAGCACGTCGACGCCGTCGCAATACATCGCGACGAGAGCGCCTGGCGCTACGGCGACCGAGGCGCCGCCGCCGCCGGTGACTTGCACGATGAGGTTCCCGCCGGTCGCGGCGTTCCGGACGATAAAGGCGCGCATCCCGGCCGGGATGTTGATATAGCGATCCGCGGTGAGCGTGCCGGTAAACTTGAGCACGCCGGCGCCGGCGAGCTGCGCGAGCGTTATCGGGAGGTCGGCGTCCGCGTTGACGATCGAGGTCTGCGCATTTACGGAGTCGTCGAGCTGATCGAAAGCGTCATTCGCGGTGACTTCTTTCTGATTCTGCGATTCTGCGATGTGAGTGATCGCGAGCTGCGGTGTAGACATCTTTCCCCCTTACGGCCACGAAATATCGCTTTCCACGTAAAAGGCCCACTCGGCGAAGGCCGTACCGTTGCTTCCGCCGGTGCCGACGTACCATCCGCGCCGCATGACGACGCCGTTCCCTGGCAGATGCGTTGTCAGCGTGCACACGGTCGAGCCGTCGATCGAAAAAACTACGTTTGGCGTGGAGTCGTTAAATTTGATGTCCCAGGTATGCGCGTTCGTGTCGACCGCGGTGCTGCTATTGGTGAGCGTTTGGCTGGACCCGTCGCTCGTCATGCACTGCCAATTGGTATCGGTGCCGTGAATATAGCGGAACATCGCGTACTTTCCGGACGGCGTCGCGGACCCGTTCCCGCTGTTGGTATTGGTGTCGGACATCCCCATCGTTACGGAGATGCTCGAGGACGTACTCTGAATGAGCCCGTACTCTTGCCAATGGATATTTTTCCCGGTGAGCCATTGCAGTTGGCCCTCGACGTAGCCGCCGCTGTAATTAACGATGTTTCCCGGCGTCGTCGTCGTCGCGGCGTTCCAGTTGGGAGAATTCGAGCTGTCGACGCCGTTGGTGTCCTTCTCGGAGCTGTTACCGCTCCGCGTCATAAATTCGGTGCGCTTGCCGCTACTGCCAAAGAAGGTCGGCAGGCCCGAGCCGCTGCCGCCGGCCGGCGCCGCGGAGGTCCAGCTCGAGCCGTTGGAGGTCAGGACGTTCCCGCTCGATCCCGGCGATGTGACATCCGTTCCACCGTTGCCGTGCGGGAGCGTGCCGACGACTTGCTTCGTCAAGTCGATTTGCGTCGATGCGGCGAGGCCGAGAACGAAGGCGACGCCGGCGATGGCCAGGAGCGCGCGCTTTCTCATTTGTAGTAATCCGCGACGAAAGTGTCCGATCCGCCGGCCGAGACGGTGAGCGTGATCGAAGCGCCGGAGATGGTGAAGTCGTTTCCGCCGCCGGACTTCTGCCGGAGGCCGTTACGATAGAGCCGGACCGCGGTATAGCCAGAGACGGCGCTCGGCGTGTTTGCGAGCGTTCCGGAGGTTCCCGAAAAACTGACCGCTTCGTCGATAACCGGAGTAGGCGGCGCCGCGGCCGAGGTCCAGCTCGTTCCGTTCGACGTCAAAAGGTTTCCGTTCGATCCTGGCGATGTGACATCCGTTCCGCCGTTGCCGTGCGGAAGAGTGCCGCGGACCTGATTCGTGAGGTCGATCTGAGTCGTCGCGGCCAGGCATAGGAAAAAACCCAATACGGCGAGCGCCGCGATCCTGCGTTTATGCATTTTGTTTTTCCTCCCTATCGGTAGTAATCCGCCGTGAAGACGTCGCCGCCGCCGGCGGCCAGAGTTAACGTGATAACTTTTGCCGCAACCGAAAAGTCCGTCGACGCCTGTCGGATGCCGTTCCGGAAAAGAACTACGGTCGTAAATCCGGCGACGGTGCTCGGCGTATAGGCGAGTGTGCCGGTCGTGCCGGAGAACGTGACCGGCTCGTCGACTACCGGGACCGGAGCTCCGGTCGCCAGAGGCGCCGCGATCGGAGGCAGGACGAGATCGTTCCCGTCGATCGTGACCGCTTTCGCGAAGCCGCGGCCGATCTGCCCCGAGAGCTGATAGATACGCAGCGCGACGGAGGCCTGCGGCGAGCCGAAGTCGCTCGTCTGATCGCCGACGGAATAGACCGCGGTCGGTGCAGTGAGTCCCGAGATGGTCCGCACGACGCTCGCGCCGTTCATAACGTCGATCTCGTAGGCCTCGGCGTCCTCGGATACCGGGACGGCCCCGGTGAGCTCGAGCCAGGCGCCGCCGACGCGCGTCCGGCGGATCCAAGCGATCGTCAGGTCGCCCGAACTCTCGCGCCGGCTTTTAACCATCGTGACCGTGTACGGCCGCAGATCGTTCCCGGTGTTCGTGAATTGCAGCGAGTCGGTCCCGGTGATGTCCTGGCCGATGGTCACGGCCTTGTAATAGCGGAGCTGATTGATAAGCGAGAGCGGATCCGTCTCGTGCAGCATCCCATCCGGGAGCAGGAGGACCTGCTCGCCGGCGGCGATGTGCGTCGCGATCTGCGGATCGGTGCCGCGGCGCGCGCGAATGAGTCTCGAGATCTGATAAGTGCTCGGTCCGACGAGCGTCGCGCTCGCGAATTGAATCACTTCCCATCGCTGCGTTGCGGGATCGCCGATGATGAGCGCGTTTGCGCCGTTCAGGACATTTAGATCCGAGGCGCCCTGTAGCTGGCCGATCGACATCTTGATCGTGAGCGAGTTTTTCTTGTCCCACGTCCAAGGACTGCGCGGCGCCGCGAGCGGCGTCGTCGTGTAGCCATAGGGCGCCGGGACGAAATCCGAGTCGATCGCGGCGCTGTAGTTCGCATCGTCGGCCGAGCGGAAGAGACTGCCTCCCGGCCAGGTATCAATGGTCGAGCTCATCGCGTCGTAATAGCCGGTGCCGCCGGGATTCGCGTCGACGTCGCGCAAGAGCGGAACGTCAAACAGGAAGAGGATCGTCGGACTGTTGAGTATCAAAGGCTGCGGCCGGAATCCGCTGCCATTCGAGCCGCGCGCGCTCGAGATGTAATTATTCGCGTCCTCGCTTACGCCGGTAATCTTCACGGCGAAGCCCTGGCCGCCGAGCGTCTCGACGATCCGGATCTTGAGCGTTACGCCGTTATAAGTGAAGGTGAGGACGTCCGTCGGATCGAGCAGCAGATAGAGCGCGCGCCAGAGGTTCGTGATGTACTGCCGGCGCTCGAGCCAAGCGAGGTATAGCGTCTTTTCCGCGACCTGCATCGCGAAGCTCGACTCCATCGTGATCGGGACCTCGAGCGTCGCCTGCTGCCGCGTCTTGATAATTCGCGAGCTGCGGAGCTTTTCTTGCTTGCCCTGCTGGTAGGACATCGCCAGGTCGTTATAGGTGATGGTGAAGCGCCGCGGGAGGTCCTGCGCCTGGCCGATCTGCTCCGGCTTGACCTTAGCGCCGTCCTCGAGCAGGCCGAGATCCTCTTCCGGAATGGTCATAACCGGAGGCAGGCCGCGCGGAACAAACTTCATCGTCCCATCCGATTCGCAAGCGTCGAAAAAGTAGACCGAGAAAAGCGTCTTGAGGATCTCGGCCGCGGCCGTCGGCCGCGTGATCGCGTAGCCGAGGACGACGTCCGACGGTTTGATCGTCGTCGGCGTAAGCCGCGTGACGTCGATCATCGAGAGATCCATCCCGGCGCGCTTGCAAATATCGGTCACGACACTCGAGAGCTCGGTCGTCGAGGCGCCGTTAACGAGGATGGTCGAGGCGCCGCTTTCGTGCAGCGTGCCGAATAGGTCGTCGTAAGTTGTTCCGGGAGGCGTTGTCTCGAGCGGAGGCAGAATAATGCCGCCGTCGTCCATAAGCGGAATGACGTCGAGCTCGCCGCCGGCGTCGTCGGTGAAAGTAAACCATGCGCCGATCCAAGCTGCGGCGCCTTCGCCGTGCCCGTCGATGGTGACGCTCTTGATCCCGTTCGTGAGGACCGCCGGAACGACGCCGCTCGCGGAGTTGATCCTTACGCCGGTAAAGTCGCGGACCGCGATAACCATCGCCTCGGCGCCGAAGGCAAAGAGCGAGCCGTTGTAGTGCATGTTTACGTTTAGCGTGTCCGAAGCGACGGGATTCGCGCAGTACCAGATCGCCTTTTCGGCGCCGGCGATGAGTAGCGTCCAAGTGTTTCCGAAATCATCGTCGATCGTCGGCGTATCGCTCGAAAAGACGTCAAACCAAAAAGCCGCGGCGATGAGATAGTCCGTCGCGAGGACGGGTTGGTTGAGGCGGATCGTATTGGGATCGAGGTTCCCGAGCTGCCCGTATTGCGCCGACTGAATAACGCGCGGACCCGGAGCGTCGCCGAACGAGACCTCGGCGCGCAGATTCGGGATGCGGTTGCCGAAGTTGCCGAGCGGAAAATTCTCCCAAACGACATAACAGATCCCGCGCTCGGCCGGCGTATTCGCGACGCCCTCGTTAAATTGGATCGTCGGATCCTCCGGTTGCGTCTGCGTTCCCGGATAGATAGTCGGCTTGTGATACCAGTTGTCGAGCGTGCGCCAAAAGTGATCGTTAAAACTGCCGCCGGCCGGCGTGCGCGCCGGATCGCTCGTCGACTGAATATTCGTATAGAGCACGCCGTCGTAGATGACGACGTCGCCGGGATTATAGGTCCCGTGTACGGTGAAATTTTGGTAGGACCCGAGCTGCGACCAGTAGACTATGCCGCCCGTCGCCTCCGAAGTCAGGCTAGGGACGATATCTAAGCTCTGCTGCTCGGAGACGTACACCAGGTTGTTATAGGAGACGATGTCGCCGATGTTGTAGAGGATGAGCGAGGACCAGGCCGGGAAGTCGGAGGGAGGATACTCCGCGACGAGCGGCGAAGCGTCATAGACGAGCTTGGAGTCGGCCCAGATCCGGAAGATCGTCGCCGGTCCTTCGCAGAAGGCGAAGGCGAAATTTGCGAAGAAAAGAAACTGCGTCGCGCCGCCGCCGAATCCGGATCCGCCGTGACTGCCAGGGACGCCGGCCTTCGTGAAGGTGAGCCCTGGCGTCCAAATGAGCGTGCCGGCGACGCGGACCCTGCCATAGCCGAACGGGATCGGCGCGCCGTCGAGCGCCGAGGAGATCTGCAAGTCGCCGACGGGAGGACGGATTTTCGGTTGATTGAGTAGGCGATAGATAGTCGAGGCGACCTCGATCGCCGCCACGACGGCCGTGATGACGATCATCGCCATTAGTCGGAGAGCCCCGTATAGCCGAAGACGCCGGCGATCCGCCGCCGCCATCTGTCGTCGAGAATATGCTCGGAGACTTTGCCGAGCGAGCCGTAAGCGTGAATAATTCCGAGCCGCCCGGCGCCGAGATCGGAGACGATCGCCATGTGATGCACGAGAAAAGGCGCGCGCATGGTGAGCACGTCGCCAGGGAGCGGCGCTCGAGAGTATTCGACGAGTAGCTCGCGGACCTTCGTCTGAAGCTCGTCGAAGACAGGAAAGAGACCGTAATCGCGGTGATCGTATATGCCGATCGGCCGGCCGTCTTTATACCGCAAGCCGAGCTCGGAGCCGACGCAGACGGCGATCCCGATACAGTCGATCCCGATCCCTTTGAGCCGGCCTTGCTGGTGAAACGGAGTCCGGATGTACTCACGCGCCTTGAGGTAGACGTCGCGCCGGCTAACCGATGCCACTGCCGGCCCCTGGTACGTCGAGGAAACGATCCATTCCCGGTATAAAAGGCTCGCCGCGAAAATTGATGATATTGCTAAATTTGTTGGTACAGGTGCCGGCCGTTTTGTCGCATCCCGGCTCGATGATAAAAGAATCGCCGACGGTGAGCGGAAACGGCGCCGGCAGAAAAAGCGTGATGAGCCCGGCGACGAAGCTCTTGATCTCGAAGCTCAAGCCGGCATTTGCGCCGCTCGTGAAAGTGATTACTCCGTTATCGAACCATCCGTCGGGAGCCGCCGCGGTCGGCGTTTGGCTGCCGGTCATTAGGAGATCGCCGGTCAGGTTAGAGAAGCTCACGGCGTCCCGCGAGTTGACGACGCCGGTCTGCCGCCAAAGCGAGACGTCGAGCAAACAAAGCCAGCGCGAATCCATGTCGATACCGTTCGTTCCGCTGCCGAACTCCGCGCGGCAGATCGGCCCGAAACTGTCGCCGAGCTGCGTCGTCAGCTTATGCGCCAGGCCGCGGAGCTCGGCCGTAAATTTGCCGTTCTCCATCTTCACGACGCCGAGCGTCCCGCGCCGTACAACCATATGGCCCATCGTCAGATCCGCCCAATTTACGAGCAGGATCTTTATGTCCGCGTCGTCGTAGAGGCCGGCGCGCATATCGTCCTCGGTGATCGAGTCCGCATCGAGAAAGCCGATCGCCTCGAGGTTGTCGACGGAGAGATCCGACTTGCTCGAGGCCGCGGTATTCGCGAATCCGGTCGCGGCCTGGTAAATGAGAAGCCCGTCGCCGTCGCCGGCGTCATAGGTCACGTTGGCGTCATGATTGGTAAAGCCGAAGACGACGCCGTCGGTGCGGTGAACTTTCCAGAGATAGCAGACGGTCATCTGCCCGCCGGAGATGTGCGCTTTAAATGCGTCCGAGACGGTTTTCATAGTTAGAAGTTGGGAGGCAGGACCTCGAGGAGCTCGAGCGAATCGACCGAGATGATGGGATTGCCGCCGAGGACGTCCGACTCCTCGACGACGATCGGCAGGTCGTCGCGATTGAATCGCACAGGGAAGTGATACTCGAAGTCGAGGAGCGTCCCGTCGCCGGCGCCGGTGACGATCCCCGTCGTCGGATCGACCGCGACGGGTGAATTGGTGCCGGCCAGAAAGACGGTATCCGGCAGAGCGTTCCCCTGATAGTCGACGATCGCGGAGGTGATCGGCTTCGTAATTACTTTTTGATAGGTGCGGCCGGCGATGGTGCGCGAGACCGCGAGCTGTAGGTTTCCGTTATAGGTGATAACCGGCTGCGCCTTCGCGATGTGCGACTTATGATCGAAGAGACGAAAGCCGTCGGCCTGGCCGCCGACCGCGTCAAAGAATGAGACGAGCAGCTCGACGTACTGCTGCATATTCCCGTCGAATAAGCGCGCCGGCGTGACGAGCGAGATCTGCCACTTGCCGCGGGAGTCCTGCCAGTCGCGGTTTCGCTGCTCCTGGCCGGAGAGCCCCTGGTTAATCGTCGTCTTCCACGTCGGACCGCCCATCGAGCGAAAGCGAATCTGGCGCGGAAACTCACACTCGAAGAAAGCCATTTATCCCCGGTTTCTCTGGTAAGCCGTCGCCGCCTGGCGCTGTAAGTCGGAGTGTATTTGCCCCTGCGAGCGTTTGAACGAGTCGAAGTCCTGAACGCCGTGCACGTGGAAATTGATCGTGGTCATATGCGAGCTGCCAAGCGCCAGCGCCGGCGCGACCTGGCCGGCCTGGCGCGGAACAAAGAATTCCGGATGTTTTTCGCCGACGATGTAGGCGCGGCCTGGCGAAACATCGCCGCCGTTTGCCAGGAAGCCGCCAAAGACGCCGACGATCGAGGAAATGATGGATCCGGCGCCCTTGACGACTGAACTAAAAATATCTTTAAAGTTAGAAAACATGCCCGAGATGCTGTCTAGGAAACTGCCGCCGCCGCCGTCTCCGGAGTCGTCGCTCGATCCGAAGATCCCGCCGGCGAGATCCCCGGCGCCCTTCTGGCCTGGCATCGCGCCGCCGAAAATATCGCCGAGGACGCCTCCCGAGCTTCCGCTCGAGCCGCCTCCGAAAAGCGAATCGAGCGGACTGCCGTTCGCTCCGACGACGCGGACATAGAACGGCGAGCTTTGCGATCCGTCGGCTTTCGGCCCGAGGCCAGGGATCGCGCCGCCAAAGAGCTTGTTATTGAGCGCGCCGGCGACGGATCCGATGATCTCTTGAAAGCTGGCCTTGAGGATCGACTCTTGCAAGCTCTCGAAAAGCTGCTTGAAATTCGCCTTCCCGGTGACGACGAGTTTCGCGAGCTGCGTCGAAACGTCGTCGATCGCCTTGCCGAAGGCCTGAAAAATCTTCCCGGACCAGTTTTGCCCCTCGAGCGCGAGCTCGTTCATCATCGCGCGGAACTTTTCGCCGAGCGTGCCGACCTTGAGCGCGGCAGTGTCCCATTGCTGTATGAGCTTATTGTTTGCGTCGTAGATCGCGGCGTCGACGAGCAGCGCCGAGCGGCCGTTCTCTTGCAGCACGGCGCGGACATCCTCGAGCTTCTCGATCTCGAGCTGATAACTTTGCAGCAGATCGAAGCGTGCCGCCTCTTCCTTGACCGCGTTCTGATAAGCGTCGTTACTCCTGGCCGTGAGCAGTGCGCGCTGCTGCGATACTTGATCGCTCGTGACCGTGAGGCCCTTGTTTTGCTGCTGCTGAATCCAATTATTGAGCTCGAGCTCGACGCTCGCCTGGCGCAATGCCGCGGCGCTCTTGAGATGAGCATCCCCGACGGCGTTAATGTACGGTTGTAACGCCGCATAGTTCGCGGCCTCTTCGCGCAGCGCGAGAGACAAGTCGGCGTGAAGTTTGGCCGCATAGGCCGCCTCGTCGGCGCGGAGCATATTCGAGGCGAGCTCATAACCCTCGGCGAGCTGCCGGACCTCGATGTTTTCCTCGCCGAGCTTCGCGGCCAATAGATCGTGCGCGTCTTTTAGGACCCGGAGCCGCGCCTCTTGATCGGCGAAGTGCTGCGAGATGATGGCCGCGGCGACGCCGCCGTTATCAAAGGCCGCCGTGACGGCCTCCGTCGCGAGCGTCTCTTCCTCGAGCTTGTTCTTTTGTTTGTCGAGCTCGGCGACGAGATTCTTGATCGCGGCGCCGAAGACGGAGACGGCCTCCGCGGAGCGGATGGCGTCCTCGTTCGCATTTACGAAGCTCGTCGCCGCCGGCGACTTGCTCCTGGCGGCCTCGGCGCGGAGCTTGCCGACTTCCGCGTCGCCTTTACGTTGCGCCTCGGCGATGAGCTGCTCGGCTTGTGTGCCGGCCTGGCCGATGGCGAGCCAATTCGCGGCCTCGAGCTGTAGCGCCTTGATGCGCTCGTTAATCCGCTCGAGGACGGTGTCCTGCTTCGCCGGTTTGGTGTCCGGCTCGAAGCCCTTGCCGCCCCGCGGTTCCTTCGTCGCGATCGGCGCGTTAATCCTGGCGATAAAGTCATCGTTCTCTTTTTGGAGCTTGGCGCGCTCGTCCGAGAATTTTTTCCATCCGTCGGCAATCTGCGCCGCCGCGGGACTCGCCGCGGCGCCGGAGACCGCGCCCACGATGCCTCCGGAGAGTGCGCCTTTGATCGCCTCGCGCGTCGCCTCGCCGGACTTTTGCGAGGCCAGGTTGAGAAAGTCGAGAAAGTTTCCGAGCGAGCGAAGGTTTTCGATGAGCAGAGCGATCCCGGCTATGCTCTGCTTGACGACATAGGCGATCTTGTCGGCAAAGTCGAGGATCGCGCCGGACTTGAATCCCTCGACGACGGCCTCGGCGACGGCGTTCAGCGCCGGGAGGAGATCCTTCATAAGCCGGAGCGAGATCCCCTGGCCGGCGGCCTCGATGGTCTCGAGCTGCTGGCGAAACTCGTGCGCGGCCTCCGCGGTCTGCGTATCAAGGATGACGCCGAGCGCCTTCGCCGTCTCGGTAAACTTCTCGATGCCAGCGCGCCCCTCGTTCAATAGCGGGATCATCACGGCGCCGCCGCGGCCGAAAAGCTCGATCGCCAGGCCGGTTTTAACCGCGCCGTCCTGCATCTGCGAGAACTTCTCGGCGACGTCGCCGAAGACGGCCTCGGTCGACCGCATTGTCCCGTCGGCGTTCTTAACCGCGATGTGCATCCGCGTGAAGGCGTCCACGTGGCCGGCGGCCGAGGTCGCATTCTTGAGCATCGCCTTGTCGAGCTTCTCGATCGACTTGACCATCTGCTCTTGATCGAGGCCGGCCATCTTGCCGACGAACGCCAGAGCGGAGAGCGACTCGACGGAGACGCCGGTCGCTTGCGACATTTGCAGCATTCGCGCGGCGCCCTCGGTTGCGGAGACGGCGAGGCCGATCGCCGCGACGTCGACCGCTGCGAGAGCTGCGAGCGTTCCGCCGGCGCCGACGGTGAGGAAGCTCATACCGCCGCCGAGGTCCTTTAGGCCTTTCGTCGCCGCGGAGCTCCACTCGCCGATATGCGAGAGCGACTCTCCGATGATCGACCCGAGCTCGCCGAACGGCGCCAGAGCGGAGCTCGCCAGGCCGCCGAGCCGGCTAAAACTATCCTCGATGTCGCGGGAGACACGGCGCGCCTCGACGGAGGCCTTCGTCATCCCTTCGACGAAGCCGGCCGTATTCGCGGTGAGTTGAACGACTAGAGAGCCGAGGATATTCATGTTTTCAGTTAGGGAGGCCCGGTCCGGTGCCCATTACTTTTTTGAGGACGACGATCTGCTCCTCGAGGGATTGCGCCGGCCGCTCGCGGCGCTCGCGCTCGGCATAGTCCGGAACGAAGTCGATCGGAGAGACCGGCGAGCCGTCTTTGCCGCGGAAAGCATTGGCGATCGCCGCGGCCGTGATGCCGGCGTTAAGCTGCGCGCGGTTGCGATCCTCTTTTTTGCGCTCGAGCAGCGCGTCGAACATCGCGAAGGTTAGCTCGCCGAAGTCGCCCTCAGAGAGGCCGAGGTCGTATCGAGCGATGGCCCAGAGCTCGAGCCATCCGAGCCCGTCGCCGGCGTTGCGGCCGGCGCCGGCGCGTTTGGGACTTCTTCGCCCTTTTGCGCCGACTCGCGGAGCTTGCGGAGGATCTCGCGGCGCTCTTTGTCGTAGCCTAGAAGGTAGGCCTCCCAGAGAGCCGCCGCGACCTTGTCCGCGACGGACATACTGAGATATTCGCCGATGACCTCGAGCCCCTCGTCGCCGGCATATTCCGGACTATGCTTCTGGCACGCGGACCATAGCATCACGGCGAGGAGCGTCGAGTTTAGCTTGGCCCAAACGGCGACGGAGAGCGTCGAGATCCCGGCCTTCGCCTCGATGCGCGCCAGCGTATTAAAGTCGAAGAGGAGCCGGAAGTTTTTGACGAACTTTCCGAGCTCGTCCTCAAACTCGAGCGTCAGAGGATACGTCGGCGCGACGAGACGCCGGATCGGTGTCGGATTATCTGGCAAGTGCCCCCCTACGAGATGACGACGTTCGTCGGCGTCTTATAAACCGGGACCCAGATGCCGTTATCGGCGAGGAGCTCGAGCTTGTCGCCGGCCGCGGCAAAGGTCGCGATGTGATGCGCCCCGTCGATCCCATTCGCCGGCGTCGTGACGGTGTGAGCGTGCGCGGTCACGGCCATAAAACGGAGGAGCCGGCCATCATCGCCGCCCGACGCGATCGTGCCGGCCGTCGGGACGGCGAGCGTTAGCGCCGTAACGCCCGAGCCGCCGATGGTGACGTTTCCCTCTTTAATCGTGACCGCGGTCGGTCCGGCCGCGGTGTACTTCACGGCGCCGCCTTGCGCGTCGACCTCGTCGATAAGCGGATGTAAAACTGTCGCCCACGGCCCCGCGGCCTCGTATTCGGCCGCGTTGGTCGAGAGCTTGGCGAGATTGCGGTTTGCTGTGTTCGACATCGAGTATTTTCTCCGTCTCGTGGATTTTGCAGCTAAATCTATGCGCCGGCAGTGAACGGACGAGGCCCGGTGATGGTGAGCTTGCCGGAGATGGTCACTTGTTTATCGTGTTGAATGTCGAAGTCGGCCGCGCTCACGAAGGCCTGAAACTGCCAGTGACCGCGCGTGGTGCCGGTTGCCGGATCGTTAGGCAGGACGATCCGCCAGGTATTGACGACGCGGCCGTCGTAGTCGGCCTGCACGTTCGCTTGTGTCACATCGCCAGAGACGAGGTTCCCGTCGAAAGCGATGTCGCCGGCGTCGAGTAGCGTGACGATCTTTTCGCGATACGCGGTCGGCGAGTCCATGTTGGTCACGTCGATGACGTCGGCCTTTGAGCCGCTGGCCTGAATCTTCGTCATCTCCGCGATCGTGGCCCAAGTCGTGCCCCCGTCGGGACTGCGTTGGAGCTGTGTCCCGACTCCTGCAAAAGCGTTACTCATTTGTTTTTCTCCTCAAAGAATTTTTGAAACTACGAGACATTTCTCCACCAGACGACGACATCGAAGTGCGCCTGATAAACTTTTAGCGTCGAGTCAAAAACGTCGTTCATTAGGTTTTCGACCTTGATCGCGTCGACGTCGGTCGTGCCGTCCGGCATCCGCCCCGTAAATCCCACGAGCGCCGCAAAAGCCGCCGCGGTCGCCTCGTCGACATCCGAATAGCGCGCCGAAAAGCTCGAGATCTGAATCCGCGATTGAAAGAGCTCGCCGGGACCGTCGAGAGAATCCATCTCGAGCCCACTAATCCGGTTGTAAACGAGGAGCGGAGTGTCCGCGCCTTGCGGCGCTTGCGACGGAAAGATCCCATTCGAGCCGTCGAGCCGCGATTGCGCCGTTCCGATGGCGGCCTGCACGCCGGCGTCGGCCGCCAGGAGCGCGACGATCCCCGTCTGTATCGGCATTACTTGAGCATTCCTTTAATGAGCTCGAGCCGCGCCTCGGACGTGAAGGTGTCGAGGACTTCGTCTTTCTTGCTGTCGAACGATTTGCGGATGAACGGTTGCGGCGCCTGGCGCGACGTTCCGAACTCGAGGAAGAGAGCCCAAAAGCCTTTTTTCACTGGCCCGACTTGACAGGTGCCCTCGAGCTCGTCGCCGCGGACACTCGTCTTCATGCCCATGTGCTGATAGAGGAAGCCCCACTCGCGGGAGCGGCCTCTCTTCGTCGATGCGAAGACGTGCCATCCCTGCGCGACGCGGAGTTTCATCTCGCCGCGCCAAATACCGGCGGCCTTCGTCAGCGCCTTGCGGATGATGGCCTTCGCCGTCGCCGGCGGCCGGTTCTCGAGCGCCTCGAATAATTCCTTGCCGCCCTCGATCTTGACCTCGACGACGTTGCTCACGGTGACGGGAGAGGCACGGTCGTCGTGAGATCGACGCGCACACTCAAATCGCGCTCGAGGCAGTTAAGGATGAGCATCCGGTTTCTCTGATCGGGATTGTCGACAAACATGATCTGCAACTGTCGGAGCCGGCCCTCTTGATCGGTAAACGTGACGCCCTGCTGCGGCAGGAGCCCCGGCATCCATCGAATCGTGACGCGGTGTGTGACTTGCGACATATAGGTCTCGGCCGTGTAGACCTGTTTGCCGCCGACAAATTCGATCATCGCCGGGACGTTCTCGGCGATAATCGGCGGATTAGCCGCGGAGATGATCTCCCCATAGGCGTCCTGGCTGCCGTTTACCGCGGTCGCCGGCGCCGAGATGGTGATGCGATCGCGGAGTCGGCCGGCCTCGATGTATTGCCGAAGCGCCACAAATAAAAACGGGACCGCCGCGAGTGCCGTCGCGGAGGTCCCGCTCCTCTCAGTTTGGATTTACTAGACGCCCTGCTGTAGCAGGCCGCGATACTTAAAATTCGCGTCCTTGAGGCCGCCGTTTGTGATGTAGAACTTCGTTACGTTGCCCGCGAAGGGGATCGCCCCGCCGGCCGCGCCGTCCGAAGTATAGATGATCTCTTTGCCGGCGACGAGGTTGATCGTGTCTTGCGGCGAGCTCGTCGAGTTGGTTTTGAGAGTCACGTTTTGGTCGGAGTACAGGACCATAGACTTCATGTTCGCGACGGTGATCGCGATGTCCCATTCCTTGTTCGTGGCGCCGGCCGGGACGAGAGCGTCGACTCCCTGCTCGGTGTCGTTGGTGTAGGTGTGCGTCGTCGAGGTAATCGCGCCCTCGTCGTTTTTGTAGACCACTCCGATCGAATGCGTAAAGACGTTTGACATTGCTTGTTATCTCCTCGTGAAGTTTTTCCTGCGAAAGCCTCAGCCCCTCGTCGGAGCAAAGTCGAGATCCCGGTCATTCCAGAGCAACTGACGTATCCCGAGAGGGACTTCCTTCAAGCCGAGCGACGAGATCGGCTCGCGGAACTCGTAGAACATCGCCGTCCAGAGCTTCACGGCGACGCGGTAGTCCTCCGGGACTCCCTCGACGTCTTCGCCATAGCCGGCGACAAAGTGAATCCGGACCGCATTCGGGACGTATAAAGCCGCCGGCCAAACGCCGCCAGGTTTGGGAAAGATGCGCGCCGGGATGTTGTCGCGGTCGACGACGAAGTCGCCGGCCGGCGCCGGGACTGCTTTGCACGTCCATTGCACGTGCGAGTCGTTTATCGTGCCGCCAGGCGTCGCGGAGAACGCCGGCGCGTTGTCGCCGGTCGTCGAGGGATCGGCGGCGCCGGTTACTTCCTGTAAGTTTCTGTTTGGATCGGTGATTTGATCGCCGATCGAGAATTTTGTTTGCGGCTGCCAAAAGTCATATTCCGGATCGGGTAACAGGTCGTGAAGCAGGTTGTCGGCCCCGACATAGGTAATCTTCGAGACCTTCTGGACTGGCGATCGCAAGAGCTTGATCTGCTGCGAATAGTTCCAAGCAGTCGAGGCGTAGCGCGGGATCGAGTACAGGCTCGGCGGATTCGCTTGCGGGCTCGAGGCCGGATCGACGTAATACGGAAAGTTGTCGTGCGACTGCCGGAAGCCGGTATTGATGAGCGCCTTGTTTAGGAAGTTTTCGACGTTTCGCGTCGCGGCCTTCGTATAGGCCGTGATGTCGTCGTCATCGTCCGTAAAATCCGCGCGCACGCGGAGATGGCGCTTCATCTCATCGAGGTCGACGCAGAGCTCGTCCGGAGGCGTCTCGACGACGATCCTAGACATTCCGCGCCTTCCTGGCCTTCGAGGCTTGCGCCGGCGCCGTCGCGGTTTCCGCGGTGCGATCGAGCATCGCGGTTTCCGGCTCGTCTTTGACGATCTCGAGCCGGCCGGAGCGGATGAGCGGATGGAACGGCGCGAATTTACCGGGAAGGATCTCGCCGGTCGCCTTCGAGCGGACCTTCACGAGCTTGCAAATCATAGATCTCCTCAAAAAGTGAGGCCGGCTCTAGGGGTATTAGAGCCGGCCTCTTCTGGCAGTGCGTCGGAGGAAATTAGCTGTGCTGCACGAGGTACTTGACGGGATGCGTTCCCGCATCGAGGAGCTGTCCGTCGTAACGAGCGAAGCCGAGCAGCGCGATCTGCCCATAGTCGGCAAAACGCTCGACGAGCTTCATCACGCGCAGCTCTTTGACGCGGCGAATCTTGTACTTCTTCAGTTGACCGAAGAGTACCGTCTTGTTGCTGGCGCCGATTACGGCCATGTCGTTATTGACGAAATACGGATACCCGTTGATCGAATCCGGCGCGCCGGAGGTCACGCCGGGACGCCAGAGCGGCCGGCCGTATTTGTCGAGCAGTTCCTTTAGGAACTTCTCGGTGGAGTCGTGCATCATCCATGCCGCGCCGACGCGATACGCGCGATCGACGGAATGCTCGAGATCGGTCAAGTCGGTTGTGCCGATCGAGGTCGCGCCGGTTTCGCTTCCGCCGGTGTTTGTCGAGGAGCCGGCCGCCGCGGAGACGCCGGAGGTTGCGCCGACGATAATTCCTTGCGGTTCTGTTGTTCCGACGCCGAGAGTAAATTTGTTGTTCAGGATGCGGCCGAGACGGATAGCGAACTGCTCCGTCACGTAGGACTCGAGGTCGAAGGCGGAATCCTGCAAGAGCTCGAGCGAGATCGGGATCATTTTGGTGCTGTACTTGAACGCGCCAAAGGTGATCGAGCTCGTCGTGAGGTCCTGCTTGTTTACCGGGTTGTTTTCCGAGATCTGCTCGCCGGAGATCGAGGTATCGTTCTGCGTCGGCCAGGGGAGCGGCTGTCCGGTCGCGGTGTCCATGATGTCGCCGGCCTCGAGCATCTGCCCGTAGAACTTCATGGCGGTTTCGACGTTGTAGACGAAGCCCTGCGGAACGAAAGAGCCGCCGTCATTCGACGAGCCGACGCCCATGTCGCGGAACTCCGGATCGCGGCCGGCCAGGATCGCGGCATCCTCGGTGCCGAGCTGCTGGCCCTGGCGCGAGTCGATCGCCAGGCTATTGCGGAACGCGGTCCACCATCTTTCCTCGAGCGCCAGGACGATGCGCCGGTTGTCGGGATTCATCTGCTCGAGCGCCTTCGCGACGCCGTGCTTTTTGGCGTGCTTTTTGAGGACCTGACGATACTCGCGGACCGCCGCGCTGCGCGCTTCCGGAGCGCCGCCGGCCAGCTCGCCGATCGGCGCCTCTTGCGGACGCTCGGTCTCGCGGAGCTCGGCCTCGAGCGCCGCGGCTCTTTCCTCGCGGTCGACGTCGGCCTTGAGCGTGTCGATCTCGGCCATCATCCGATCGAAGGACGCGCGATCCTCCGCGGTCATCTGATCGCCTTTCTTGAGGATCTCCGTCGCATCCGCGTGGAGTTTGCCGCGCTTCTCGCGCAGCTCTCTTGATCTCTTACTCATTTTTGTTTCTCCTCGAAAAAATTTTACTGCCACTTCTGCGGACCCCTCCGAGCGTGCCCACGGCCGGCGATCCGCTCTCTCGAGGAGGTTTCCGGCCTGCTCGAGTAGCGAAAGTCGTTTTAGCGCGTCGAGATCTCGAGGCGCCTCTTCATGTACTCGAGTTGCTCCGGCGTTACCGCGCGATCATCGGCGTCCGGCTCCTGCTCATCGGCCTGGCCGTTCTCGCAGCTCTCCTCGGCGTTGCACTCGTCGCAGTTGCCGGCCGTGCATTGGTCACACTCGCAGTCGCAGGACTCCATGCGCTTCGCGGCCGTGATGACGGCATCGGAGACGCCGGTCTCGCGCGCGTGCGCCGAGTTTTCCTCGCTTACCTTGATGCCGTGCTTTTTGGCCGCGGCGACGATCTTTTTGTAAACTTTGTCTTTCTCCCCGGCCGGGATGCCCTTCGTTTGGCCCCATCGCGCCAGCGCGTTGCGAATGTGCGACTTGGTTTTCTCGTCGTCTCCGGGAAACAGGATCGGGAGTTTCCAAGTCGACGTGTCGTTCTCATCGCCGACATAGGCGAAGCAGTGCGACGGCAGATCGACGCCGGCGACTTTTTTCGTCTCGCCGCGGAACTCGAGGCGCTCGAGGAAGTCGGCGGCCAGGTGCGAGCGCACGTCGGCCGGAATGCCGGCCGGCCAGAGGCTCGAGACGATCGAGCGCGCGTCGACATTGGTGTCCGGATAGGCCGGAAAAGTAACCGGCCCGACATCGTACACGTCGACGTCGCGGAGCTCGCGGAGGAGCATGTAGTTGCCCTGCTCGTCCTTCGAGTCTTCCCATCGCTGGCCGTTCTGGCGATCCGGAATGGTAAACGAGAACGAGCATCCGGAGACGTCGCCGCGGTCGACGAGGTTATACACATCACGCGCGCAGCTCGTGTCCGCGAGGTCGATGTCGTAAGCGAGGCCCTTCGAGTCTTCCGACATTCGCATCGTCTGATTGCTCGTCCGGCCGAGCAGGTTGTCGGGGTTGTGATTGTAGAGGCCGCGGACATCCGGAGCGTTTTTGAGGAAGCGCGAGAAAGCGCCAGGACGGACGATCTCCGCAAAGCCGCCGAGATTGACGGAGCGTTTGTCGAAGATCGCCGCGTATCCCTCGATCCCTGGTTTCGCGCCCTTCTTTGTGCGGACCTCGGCGCCCTCGTAAATAAATCGTCTCTCGTCGGGTATCATTCGGCCTCTCTTTGTCGCTTCTTTTCCTCGAGTGCCCGGTAGATCTGAACCTTGAGCGCGCCGGCGGCGCGGCCGAGCTCCTGATCGGCGACGATGTCGGCCTCGCCGTTTGCCGTCTTCCACTGCGGGAGACGCGATCGCATTCCCTCGATGTACTGCCGCACGAAGTCGAGGTACTCGATCTGCTCGCCGTCGCGGAGCTGCTCCTCGACCTCGGATCGCTGGCAGATGAGGTCCGCGACGCTCAAAAGAACGGGCAAGAAAGCCATCCGGAAGGCCTCGGAATCGGCCTCATCGCGCCGGACAATGCGCCCGAAAGCGTCCCGAAATACCCTCGAAAAGCCGCGGAATTGCCGCGCCGCGAGGTCGTCGTCCTCATCCGGATTCGATTGCGCGCCGGCCTTCGCCATATTGAGCGGGATCCAAAGAGCGTCCGCGTCGGGATCGTCGACGGGGTTGAGGTTTTCCATCTCGCGAATATCGTTTGTCGACAAGAATCCCCACTGTTTGCCGGCGATGTAGAAGCCTTTTCTCGAGGTCGCGTCCGGCATCATTAGCCGGCGCGTGTCAAAGGCGACGAAAAACTTATTCGCGTTGCGGCCGAGGTTGTGAAAGAGCTTGCGTTTAAACTCCTGCTCCCATGCGACGAGCCACGGTTGCATCGTGAAGGTCGTGAACTCGAGGCCGAGTTGCTCGGTGTTCGCTCGATTCTGTTTGTCGGGATCGCCGATCATATGCGGAGGTACGCCAAAGATGGAGCAGATCTCCGCGCGCTGGAACTGCCGCGTCTCTAGAAATTGCGCCTCGTTTGGTTTGTTGGCGACGTCGACCCATTTGAGGCCTTCCTCGAGGAGCGGAACGGTATGGATATTTTCGCCGCCTTGCGCCTCGGCCCAGGACTTTTTAATCCGGTCGCGCGCATCATTCGAGAGCACTGCGGGATGCTCGAGCAGGCCGCCAGGCCGGCCGTAATTCGCAAAGAGCTTATTGCCGAACTTTTCCGCGGCGAGCGCCAGGCCGATATTTTGTCGCGAGAGCTGCACGACGGAGCTCCCGAGCCGGCCGTCGAGCGTCAGGCCTGGCACGTGCAGCATGTCGTCGGCGGCGATCGGCCGCTCATTCCCGCGGAGGCCGCCGCCGCCGTTTAGGTCGGTGACTTCCTCGATGCCCTCGCTTGTGACGTAAGAGAGCACGTTATTTTTGCGGACTGGCCGCGTCCTGGCCGGATTGCGCGGCCAGAGCGCGACGGGACGGTTTGTTTTGTCCCGCTGAATCTCGGCGTAAGCATTGCCCCACAAGAGCGCGTGCGCTTGTAGCGCCAGGCGGAACGTCCTCGAGGTCATCTCCGGGTTAGGTTCGTAGTGGACCAGGTCGAAAAGATCGTGATCGGTTGCCAGGCGCTTTCCGGACCGCTTGTCGCCGACGGTCGACGTATGCTCGTAGACGTTCAGAGGCAGTGTCGCGACGCTCGTCGCGACGCGCATCACGCAAGCGTAGACGGTCGAGACCTGTAACGCCATCATCTCCGAGACGCGCTGGCCGGAATCGGTCCGGCCGCCGGTAAAGATGTCGAGGAGCCACTCGGCCGGGAAAGAGAGCGGCGTCGAGGGGTTCTCGAGCGAGCTCCGGCCGGCCAGGCTGTTCACGAGATGCAAAGCGAAGGCCTTCGCGAATCTGCCGGCGAGGTTAGGCATTAGATAATCTCAATTCCCCGCGTCTCATAGATCGAGCGGCCTTTCGCCGGCGTAGCGATGGCGCGGCCGAGCGCCATCACCAGCCCGACAATGCCGTCGATCTTTTCCGAGCTCTTAGCCTTGTCCGGCTTGACGTTGCCGGCCTCGTCTTGTTTGACCACGAGGTTTCCGGCTTGCCATCTGAGGACGGGGTTTGCCAGGTGCGCGAGCTTGCGTCCCACGACGAGCGCCATAAGCTCATTCGTCGGCCCGCTCATCGAGGCGTAACCCTGGCGGAACTCGACGGCCTTGACGGCATCTTTGCCGAGATCGACGGCGAGCTGCGTCGCATTCCAAGGATCGAAAGCACACTCGACGAGGTCATAGCGTTGCCGATCGCGGACGATCGCCGCGCGGATCTCGTCATAGTCGACGACGTTGCCCTCGGTCGTAGAGATGAATCCTTCGCGAATCCATACGTCGTATTGCACGCGATCTTTCTTGACCCGCTCGAGAACGTTCTCGTCCGGGATCCAAAAGCGCGGCAGGACGATCCATCGCGGATCGTCCTCGCTCGGCGGAAAGAGCAGGACCCAGGCCGTGAGGTCGATTTTCGAGGACAGGTCGAGGCCGCCGAAACAGCGCCGGCCGGCGAGCTTCTCGGCCATCTGCTCGCGGAGGACTTTCGCGTCGACGCCGGCCAGGCTCTCGCCGACACAAGCATTCCACTTGTCGAGCGGCATCCATCGCGTCTCTTGCTGCGTCCATTGGTTCAGGTGCAAGCGCAAGAAAGAGTTGAGCGCGGTCGGCTCTTGCGCGGCTTTGAGCGCCTTACGCCGCAAGTCGTCGACCTTAACCGAGATGTCGTAATTCGGGTTGGCCTTCTGCCAGTTTTTCTCGAGCTCCCAATCATCGCCGTCGTCGAGACACGCGATATAGACGAACGTCGAATCGTCCTCGATGACTTGCTCGAGAATGCGCGTCCCGTACTCGTGCTCTTTCCAGCAAATCGACTCGCGGTTAAAACCGGCCGTCGTGATCTTGAATCCGAGCGGCTGTCGGCGCGCGCCGGTTGCGGTATCGAGGACGTCGAGCAGGCCGCGGCTCTTGTGCGCGTGCAGCTCGTCGACGATGTAACCGTGAATATTGAGGCCGTCGAGCGTGTCCTCGTCGGCGCCGAGCGGCTCGAATTTTTGGCCGGCAAATGTGTGCATATTGTCGCGATTCTTTACGATGCGCTTCGCCAGGCTCGGCGAGCTCGCGCGCATCTTGACTGCTTCCTCGAAAACGATGCGCGCCTGATCTTTCTTTGTCGCGGCGCAATAGACCTCGGCGCCGCCCTCGTCGTCGGCGAAAAACAGATATAGGCCGATGCCGGCGCAAAGCGTCGACTTACCGTTTTTCCGCGGGACCTCGACGTAGGCCGAGCGGAAGCGCCGCAAGCCGTCCTTGCGCTTCCATCCGAAGATGCTCCACACAATGAAGGCCTGCCACGGCTCGAGCTGGAACGCCTTGCCGTTCCACTCGCCTTTCGAGTGCCGCAGAAAGCCGAAAAAGTCGATCGCGCGCTGCCCGGCCTCGACATTGAAGCGCAAGCCGCGGCCGGGAGCGTCCTCGAGGTCGCGAAGATGGCGCTTCGCCGCCAGGCGCACCCATCGCGAGCAGGCAATCCGGCCGGCCGCGGCCTCACGCGCATAGATCTCTGCGGGATGATCTTTCACGTCTCTTCAAAGTGGCCGAGATAAGTGTCGTTACCGAGGAAGCCGTCGGGAGGCCCGCTTACGATCGTGACCTCGCCGATGAATGTGTCGTTACACTGGCCGGGTATTGACAAAACTTTCTTGATCTTTCCGAGGTAAGGATTCGGGACGCCGGCGCGCGCCGATCCGATCAATTAACCCTCGGTTGCTGGCCGCCGGCGAGGAATGCTTCCATAGGATCGACCTCGCTCGGTTTCTCGATCTTGAGCCGCGATCGCGACGCCGGCGAGAGCCCGAACTCGATGAGGAAACTCTTCATCTGTTTTAGTGACTCGGCCTTGATAGTGAACGCCGGATTCTTTACTCGCCTCGTTTCGACGATCTTGCCGGTAACTTTGCTAGTGAGCAGGACGTCTACCATGCGCCCGTATTTGTCGCATTCCATCTCGGCCCATATCCAGTCGGCATAGCAGCAGCAATACGCGGCGAGCGCCTTCCCGTCGACCTTGGTCAGGACGCCGAGCTCGAGCAGATGCGGGACGATGGAGCGCCACTCCGCTTGTGCGGCCGCCGGCAGGCCTTCCGGCATCTCCGGCGCGCCAGGCGCGAGCTGCGGCTCGTCCTCGTTCAGGCGTTCTTTGCGCTTCTCGCCGCTCAATTTCTTGAGCCGCGTCGGTTTCGGCCGCCGGCCTGCCATACTAGGCCTCTTGCTGGCCTTTGAGATCGGCCGCGGCGATCTCGGCGAGCGTCGCGCGCGTGTCGAGGCCGAGAGCCACGGCAACATTGCGCGCCCAAGCAGGATCGCCGGACCATTTCAGGCCGCATTCCATAAGCGTTAGGTCTAACGTGTAGGTGTGGGAAGCCCCTGAGAGCATCCGGCGAACTTTTCGGCGTAGCGCGGCCCATCCGTCGGCCGGCGTCGCGTATATGGTGATCTTTGCACCGTTTGGCCCTTCCGTTTGGATCGTCCCGAGGCCTTTGTCGCCTTCGTCGGTAAGATCTCCGGGATTATTCGAGCGCCGCGGGACCGTGCCGGCCTCATAAAAGCCCTCGGCGCGCGCGATGGCCTCGCAAAACTTGTCCAGAAGCTCCTCGGAGATCATATTTACTGGTTAGCTAAGTCCTTTAGGCATTAGAAGTTGCCCCGATACCATTTTTTCCATTTTGGGTTTGTGTCTTGGAAACCGGCGCGTCGGTCCGCGCGGAAAAACTTTTGCAGAAAAGAAGGCCCCTACCCTCTTTATTTTTTGGCCGCCCTCCCTCGCGCGAATAGCGAGTCTTGTGTCGCGGTTTTCCACGAGTGGCAAAGTTTGCAAGCGCCTTGCCCGTTGGCGAGATCGAGCCGAGCGCCGCCGGCCGCAATAGGCACGATGTGATCGGCCTCGGTGCTAAGTGCTGCGCCGCCGCAAAGTCGGCCAATCTTGCATACGGGATCGCGCGCGAGAACGAGCCGGCGCCATTTTTCGTGTAAGGCGTCGTAACCGCGCCGGCGAGCTCCAAGTCGAGCCGAATCGAAACGTCGTCGCGAGTCCAAGCGCGCCGCGTCTTGAGCATGAGCAGCGCAATATCGGCCGGCGCAAGCTGCGCCGCATCCGGCTCGCTGGCAGATTTTGAGGGGAGCTCGAGGCATTTCATAGATCGCAGGAAGTGTCAGGACGGCGGCGAATATCCAAAAGCATCGCGCGCGCCCATCCGTGTTTTAGCGCGATCGCGACGGCAAGGACGGCGCCGAATTTCGACGACAAACCGCGCGCCATGTAAAGCCGCGAGATCCTGACGATCCCCTTGTCTCGGCGATCGACTGGCCGCTTGAGCCATTCGATCGAGCCGTGCGAGTCGAGCTCGTAAACTTGCGCTTTCGACAAATGTTGGTGACTGCGATCGTCGCACGAATGGCGAGAATATCTCTCGAGGTCCCATCCCGGCGGAACGAGACAGAAGCGTTTTTTAGACAAGTGATCCTTATGGGGAAAAGTGTCCCGGCGATGGAGGAAAAACGCGACGGCCGAGGAGTCGTCGCTCAGATCGTCGAGAGAATACAGGAAGAGTGCGAAAAACAATATAGGACTTGTGTCCTAAAAATACACGACGGCCGCCCCACGGTTTGCGTCCTTGCGGGAGCTGGCAGACGGTCGAGATGTTTGCGCCAGCTCTGCCGTCCGTTCCTATCGTTGCCGATGGTCAGCTCCCTACCTCTTTTTAACATGCCCTGGCGTTTGGGGTGGTACTCAAAATTTACGAGCTCCCCCCGTGTTTTTGACGAGCGTCTCGAAACGAAAAACGAGGTAAGCAGCGACGGCGGCGAGCTGCCAGGAGTGCGCGACGTGATAGATCGCGGCGCCGGAGAGTGCCGCCGGAAGCCAGGAAGCCATAAGGCCGGCGATTTCGGAGGTCACATCGAGTTTTGGATTATGCGGCATTTTTGTGAGCCCTTACCCTGTCCTGAAAATTGCGAATGGTCCCCCCTATGGTTTTAACGTGCTGGTGAATCGCGAGCATCTCGAGGCAAAAGATGCAGTTGCCTTTAATCGCGCCGTAGCCTTGCTCCGGATTGTAGCCGCGATGCTTGGGACAGTAAGTCGACCGAGTGGGAAGGCGAAACTTAACGCTCACAGGATGCCCCGGATAAACACAAAAATATACGAGGCCGCCCCTAGCAAAAGAATCGAGCCCACGAAGCCGGCGGCAGCGCGAATGTTTAGCCGGCGCTGCTCGGCGTCGAATGCGATGCGGCGCTCGCGGTAGCGGTCCCAAAATTCGCGGACCTCCCGTCTCTGCCGCTCCTCGATCTCGCGCTGCTCGAGTCCGTAAATGCAGCGATCGACCTCGTCCTGCGTCGGATTATTTACCATAGCTCCCGCCTTCGTGAATTAGGGACTTCCAGACTCGCAACAGGCCGTTATGGTGAGTGCGGCGCTTAGATGTAGCTTGGCGGATCGTCGGCTCGATCATCCCCGCGCGGCGCGCGCGGAGAACGACAGGCCCGAGAGCGCGTGTGTCGTGTGTTTTAGATTTGAATCCCAGGCGATCAAATTCGTCGACGGTTTCGTCGTTCGTGAATTCCGGCATCCGCCCCGCGACAGAAACGAGCGATTCGTACATATCCTCCTGCCATTGCTTGTCGGCAGCGCGATCGACGCGCTCGATGGCCTCGACAGTTTCCTCGCATAGCTCCCCTACTTGCAGTTTTACAGGCCGAGCGTCAAAGTCGAGAGCGCGCTGCTGCGGCTCCGGAGGTTTCGGCGGCGCTGCTGGCGCCGCAGGTTTGCGACGTTTTTTCAGGCCCACACAAGAAACGCGATGATCGAAAAAAAGATAACCGCCGCGGTGGAGGATCATGTCGAGGACGAGCTGCTCGAGCTGGCCGTCTTTGTGCCGGTAAAATTCGAGCATGGTCCCGCAGAGCTTACAGGGACGGAAGGTCGTCATCCGCGTA